CCCTGTTAATCCAATGATAGGAATATCTCCATCTGAGTCCTCTTCGTCTAAACGTGCAAAAGCGTCTCCACCATCGCCACCTTGACATGAATACCAAACTCTAAGCAATCCTAAGTGAGCTACTGCAGTTCCATCTGATCTAGCAGCTAGTGCTGATACATCTCCAAAAACTGTAGTTCCACCTGTTCCGTCTGATTGGTTTACTATTTTAATTACAACTCTCTTATCGTTCTGTTGTAAGATAGTTGGTCCTGTTACTGTGTCTGCCATGTTTCCCTCCTTAATTAAGAAACTGTGAGGGCCGAAGCCCTCACATTAATTGTTATTATGCTCCTAAGATACCTATAAAAGTTAATCTTATAACTGTATCTCCTCCTGGGTCACCACTTAGAACAACTTCTACTTCATCAGCAGTTCCTGTTGCACCAGATGTTCCAGTTCCTAATCCTCTAACTCCATTACATCCAAAGATACCTTTGAATCCTGTAGAGTTAACAGCGATACTTGCACCGTCCAAATAAGAATCAGTGTCTGCATCATCTCCAACGTCCTGCAAGTTTACAGCATTTGATGATGCTGTAGTTACGTTCACACCAATAGCTAATGGTGCAAAGTTTGCGGGCATTCCAATAGACGCCTCTTTACCTGTAGTAGCACCATCAGCCACAGTAATTGTAGCTTGGTACGTTTGAAGAGTCATCGTATTTGTAGATGCTGCTTTTAATTCGACAGATCCAGCTGTATTGCTTGAAGTGTCTCCAGTTGAATTTGTTCCAACAACCACTTTATCTGTATGTACACCAGTTGTAGTATTTTTTGTTGAAACTTTTACAGTTGATTCCGATCTTACCGGTCCTGAAAAAGTTGTATTTGCCATAATTATATCCTCCTAGTTTCCGAACGTAATCTCTAGGCCGTCGACTATACTCGTTTACGTTCTAATTAATTGTATAGTAGTTAATTTATATACTAGTTTTTGATAGAGCGCAAGAGAGCCTGTAATGTGGATGTGTTTTTTCCAACGATGTAGCTTTTTATTAAGTAGCTACAGAAACTTGAGGAGCCGCATCATCGATTTTATTCTGAAGATGTGCTTTTTCAGCTTCAGCTGATCTTATATGGCTAAGAACCTCTTTGACTTTTCTGTCAATCTTAACCATGTTGAGAGTGTATTTACCCTCTTTCAGATGCTCCTGCTCCCATTCTAGATCCAACACTCTCTTCTGAGAGTATAGATTTTCTAGTTGTTGCATTATCGCCTCCATTAATAACCTCCTCATAGGTTATTCTATTTATTCTTGGATCATGCATTTCTCCAAGATACTCCCATTTTATATCAGATTTTCCTAATCTGTCAATGATAGCATTTTCTATATCTATTGGGGTTTCTATGCATTCAATAATAAAGTCAGCATAATACTGATATGCGGATATTTGGACTCTAAATTGTTTTGGGTGCATTTATTCTTTCTATTGTTGAATTAAGGCGGGATTGTGTCCCGCCTTAAAATTATTTAGATTACGCTCCTGGTGATCCGAAGATACCTCTAGGGTCTGAGAATCCAAAAGAATATCTCTCTCTAGCTTTGTATCTTACGTTTCCAGTTTCGAAGTCACCTTCCATTGCAGTTTTGATTGGTGCTCTAACGAACATTTTTAGTCCATTAGGTACATCAGTCTTAATGAAAAACGCATCAGTATCAGTTAAGTAGTGGTTAACTACATAACCTTGTGGGATCATTCCCATGTTACCAATTGCATTGATATCATTATCTGCAGTTCCAGTTCTACCTTGAGACTTCATAAGTCTCTCAGCAGTAAATTGTAGCGCTGAAGGAATTATTAATTTAGTTCCTCTTGCTGCAATTTTTAGACCTCTTTCGTCCACAAGTGCTGCTATGTCAATTAACGACTGCTCTAACGAAGTTTCGTTTAAGTCAGCTGCAGTTGACAATTCATTTCTGAATGTTCCAGCAACGATTGGGTGGTCAGTAGCACAAAGCTCCTTACCATCACCACCTGTGAAAGACGAACTGAACGCATTATTTAATACGTTAGCTGCTTTAACTTGTTTTGCATTTGCCATAGATCTAGCTAATGCTTTTGTATATCTAGACGCAAGTCTGTCATACAAATTGTCCTCAATCGCTTCTTCAGTGATTACGAACGCTAAAGCAAGTGTCTCGTGAGTGTATCTAGCAGTGAAAGTTTCTTGTGCTGTATCGAAGTTAACACTAGATCCTTCAGGTTTTACTGAAGCATTAGCGAAACCAGATAACATCACTTCTTCTTCAAAAGCTCTATCAGAATTTTCGATGTCGTAAATCTGAGTGTGCTCATCTGCGTAGTTTTTATATTCCAGGCCGAATAGTGCATTCAATCCTGGCTCTAGTTCTTTAACTAGTTGTGATCGTGATATAGCCATAATTATTCTCCTATACTATTATACGCCTGTTGTTAATTTAAATACATGCTCACCTGTGTTGAATACAACGTATGCATTCGCATTTGCTGAACTTGTATCACTATTTTCCGGATCTTTTGATATACCGATTTGTTTGAAACCACCTGATGTACCAGAAGTCGACGTGTCAATCTCTGAAGTTGACTGTCCAGAAAGAGTGCTTCCACTCGTTCCAGTAAAATCAAAAGCTGAGTTGTTCATTGCCGCTGTTCCAGTTTCATCATGTTGTGCTTCGTACACGATATAAGGATCCACGAACACTGAAGCTACAATATCTGAAGCATTTGTGCTTGCAGGATAAAAAGCTTTAAATGTCGGTTTACTTGTTGATGGATCAGTAAAGAAACAACCACCGAATACACCGATTTGTTGAGTGTCTCCAGCTGCTGCTTGTTCTATACCGCCACCCGCTACTGCTTCAACCACTTGACCATTGAAAATTGATGTCCCGTGGTTTGCCGCTATAGCGTATTCTTCGGTTCTGATTTTTCCACCTGTAAGATGTCTTGTAGGTTTGAAACCAAACGCCGCGTCTTTATTAGCCATAGTTTTTCTCCTTATGTACCTGCCCCGAGGGGCCTCCAGTACGGTTTAATTTAATTCGTTGGGTAGGAATCGTTAAAAAATTAACTTTTCTTTGTACCACCGAAGGTTACACGAGTCTGTCGATCACTATTGATCGGCATACTTGGATGCTGTTCCTTCATTAAATCATTTTCTATCGCGTCGTTTCGATCTTGAGTTTGTTGAGCAAAATACTCTTTGCGCGCTTCAACGATCTCTTCCGGTATCCTTGCCAGCAAAAGGCCGCCAACTCCGATCACCCCCTTGTATTTACCATCTTGAACTTGTGGATAGTCTACTTCAGAATATTCATCAGCTCTCACTAATTCAAATCCTGATCTTAACTTAGCTGACATGTTTGATGAATCATCATAACCCATCGATTCAGCTCTTATCCACCTATGTTTAAATCCATCTGGTGCAGGTGGTGCATCTAAAGATGATGGTGGAGTCCAAACTTTTTTCTGTTCTTGAACTTTGGTTTGGCTCGCACGAGAGTCTATTTTTTTATTTTTCATATGCCTATATCTCCTTCGTGATGTTTAATTGTTTCGCATATTCTTCTAGTGGCACACCTAATTTTTTAGCGATTGTTACCTGAGAGGGCGTGAGTCTCACAGTTTTGCGACTAGGATTAACACTTCGCTTCGCACTAGCGACTGTTTGTGTAGGTTTAGTCGTAACCGTTGCTTCAGTTTTACCAAATTTATGCGGGAAGTCAAGCCTGATACGTTTATCTATTTCAGCATAATATTCATCTGATTGTGCATCAAAACCCTCCTCCTCTGTTAACTTTTTATGTAAATCAAACGCAGTGTAAGTCATTGCATTGTCTGTTCCAAACCAAGGGTTTTTCTCAGCCCATGCCTCTGCCTTTGGATCTGACGGCTGTGTTTGAGGGGCTATAACCTCTTCTAAAGTTCTATCTCTAGGTTCTGGTGCTTTATTTTCAGATGCCTTTTTTAAGTTAGCAACTCTAGCCTCTTCAACACCTAATCTTGCAATAGCTTTTTGAGCTTCAACTTCTGCTGCAATATCTCCTGCTTCTCTGGCTCTAGCTAGAGCGGATTGAGCAGCTTGCAAACCAGAAGTAACTCTACCTTCCATTGCATTTACATAGTTAGGTTCTATTGTTTTTAGTTTAGTCTTCAAACCTTGTTGATCAGCCATAACTTGTTTAGCGTATTGTAAAGCAGCTTCTTTTTGTCTTTCTGCTTCACGCCATTTTTTAGTTAGCTTAGCAATTCTTTTTTGAACACCTTCACTGTAATCGTCTAATTCTTTTTTCTTTTCTTCTGTTTCTTCTTTTTTTGTTTCTTCTTTAATCTCTTCGACTTTGATTTCTTCCTTTGGTTCTTGAGTTTCTAATTTCGTTTCTCTTTCGTTTTCAAACGACTTATCTTCTTTCTTATCTTTTTCAAGATCGATTTCTACTTCAGGACCTGAAGTATCTATATCGACCATTGGTTCCTTTTTTTTATTTTCTTCTTCTGGCATAGTTTCTCCTTCTATGTTTAATATTGATGAAATATGTCTTCAGGGTTTTCGATGGTTGCTAATATTTCATCATCATTTAGCAGTCTTACTTCCCCTCCATCGATCTGGATTCTAGATCCAGCGTATCTTGCAAAAACAACCCATTGGCCTTTTTTACACCATGGGCCCTCTGGGTATCTCTCTTTGTCATAACATTGATCACCCATGGATATTACTAAACCACATTGAGAGGCAACTTGTTGTCTTTCAATGGTTGTTTCTGACATAATTATGCCACCTTTAGTTTTCTCTTTCATTTTAAAAGGTAAAACTAATATTCTCCAACCTGTTGGTTTTGGTAGTTTTGAAGATTCTTTATCTATTAAATTTTCTTGTTTTTGATTTTCTTTTTTGTCTTCTTCGTTATATTTTTCTTGCAATGCAAGTTTAACTTTTGGTTCCTCTGTTGAGGTCGATGACTGTTCCTTTTTCATTTTTTTGCTCCTTACTATCTAGCAGGTTAGAGATTTCCTGTAGCATAATTTGATACGTATTAGCTTGTCCTAATAAATACTTGTATTTTTCCATATTGTCAACCCCACCTGTAATCATGGTGTCTCCAATTATCTGTAAATTATTTCTCATAAGTTTTTGTAACTTAGATATTATAACTAATC